GATGATGTAGCCGAAACTGAGCACAAAAAGTTACCTAACAACCGACAGTCGGATCAATTTAGCAAAATACATCCAATTTAGCAGAATCTAAGCATGCGGCAAAAATTGCACTAAATGCAAATGATGACAAAAAGTTGCAAATTTCGCGTGGATGGCAAATAGTTGCAAATTGGGTGTAAATAGGTGTTTTCAAACTTGTCAACTAAAAAGAATTGCACAAGGGCAAGGGTGCGATAATCAAATTGAACCCTCTAAGTTGCACAAACTAAGTTGAACCAAAGTCGTTGAACCTTGGAACTTGAATGTTGTCAGTAATGCTATACAATATGTTGTGGTCTGGTTTTGTTGCACAGACTAGGTGAACATAAGTGTTCATTGTTGAAAAGTTTTATTCAATAATTTCAATTAGTTACGGCTTGCCCACATCTGTGCATTTAAGGTTTTGGGCTTTATGCACACTTTTTCGATGTTGCACTGGCTGTTTGCGCCACATTTTTGACCGCACAAAATCTGTTCGCGTCAAACTTGTTTGTAACTTGCTTGTAACTTATTGAATTGTAAGCAAACTTTTCTGTATGTTTTCAGGTAAAATAATTGTCAGCTTTTTTGGCTGTTTGGCACGCCTAGTGCAATACATACAGGTAAAGCCTAAGGGAATGTATCATTAACAATAAAAAGGAGAGAGAATCATGGCAAATTACAAGGAAGTAAAGGTAGTGGCATATGAAGGCAGAGGCGATAATCGGAAAGAACTCGGCGTGGGAAAAGTCCGTGAGTACGAAGAAACCCAAGGCGGGTTAGATCAAGCAATAAAGGACTTAACAGTGGCCCGTATCATACGTGATCTTAACAGACAGATCAAAACCGATTGCAGGAACGATCTGGCACGGACAGTGTCAGACGCTGCTTTACTGAAAAAAGCGGCAAAGTCTTCACCTGAAGCGCAAAAGAAGATCGAAGCTCTTTTGAGGGAATTGGGACTGAAGTAACCTCAATTCCAACATTCGTATAAGTTCAGGGGCTCAGGATGCTAGTATCATTCTGAGCCTTTTCTTTATGCTCTTCACCCGGTAATCACGTCGGGAAGTCGGGCAAGGTGATAATCGGCTTTCAGCCACGAACTTCGTGATAATCAAATTGCATTTCTTCAGTCTGTTTCTTCCTTTCTTTAATCGCCCATCCTATCCATAAGTTTTTATTTTACTCTACAACAATTTATCCATCTTCATTTGGTTTCATTTGTTGTTTGCTTGCACGATTTTTGTTTGCATTATTTATTTTCATTTATTTTTTGCTGCTTTTACTTCTAGGATTTTGTTTTCATTCATTCGTTAAAAATCATGCAGTTTTATGCAGTTGGGCAGATGCTCCGGTACCTTCTCTAAATCCGACGCCAAAATCCATCTCTGATAATCACCTACTGCATTAGCAACAAAACAAATAACTGGACAAACAGCCGGGTCGGCATTAACTTAACAACAAGGAGAATTTTAATGGCCGGGAAATGTGAATTAGAAATGCTGATGGAGGATTTGCGAAATGGGAACATCATTATCGCCAAGAAAAAGAGACGTCATGCGTCGGCTAGTGCTGAACGAAACGCCGGAGGAGATTGCGCTCGAAGTGGGGATGACAGCGCAGACGGTGCGGGCGTGGATGAAAGAGCCACTGTTCTTATCGGAGATGTCCGACTTGATGGACCGGATGGAAGAGCGAATTATTAATGATCCCAACCGGCTTGACGCATTGGAAATATTGGAAAATGCGGCATCTCACGCAGCAAAACTCTGCGTGAATGTTATGAAAAATGAGGAAGAGGGTGCCGGGGCGCCATTGGGATTGCGAATGAAATCTGCCTGGGACATTCTTGATCGGGCAAAAGGCAAGCCGGTGCAGCGGCAAGTTACAACTACAATGAGCATTTCCGATTTGATTATTGCGGCGCATGATGAAATGAGAGATGGAGAAAAGACAAAACTTCATAAAGATGCAGATGATGCTGTGAGTGTTAATGGATAATGAATATGCAGTTAAAGAGCTTGTAAAAAAGTATTTTTATGACCCAACTGCATTCTGCCGGGACATCCTGCGGGTAGAGCTCGATCTGTGGCAAAAGCAAGCTTTTAAACTGCTTGTGGATAAGCATTATGTTGTAATCCGATCGGGGTCTGGTGTTGGCAAAACTTTTTGGGAAAGTTGCGCCACGCTTTGGTATTTGTTTACAAGGCCGAAATCGAAAGTTCCTACCACTGCGCCATCTCAGCATCAGTTGAATGATATTCTTTGGGGCGAGCATTTCAAGCGAATCTCCGGAAGCCCAGTCTTGAACAAGATGATGACTTGGACCCAAACACGGGTTGGGGTTAAGGGATATGAACCAGCCTGGTATGCAGTTGCCCGGACAGCGCAGGTTAAACCCGGATCGGAAGTTGCTGAAGGACTCCAAGGATTCCATGATGAACACTATTTGATGTTCGTTTTGGATGAAGCATCGGGCATTTCCGATTCCATATTCCCGGCAGTCGAAGGGGCGCTGACGCATAAGGATGCATACTGTATCCTATGTGGGAATCCGACCCGGAGATCGGGATATTTCTACGATACGTTCAACAACCCGGTGATCAGTAAGATGTACGCACAGATGCATGTTTCGTGCTACGATTCTTCCAGGGTGTCTGAGCGGTATATAAAAATGATGGAGGAGCGCTACGGGCGCGACCATCCAGTCTTTTTGATCAAAGTTCTTGGCGAATTCCCCACGGCCGATTCCGAATTGCTGATTCCTCCGGCCTTTGTCGAGACGATGCAAAATAATTTGCAGAATGATTGCCGGGCATTTCCATTTGAGTTTGGAGTGGATATTGGTCGTACTGGCGCATCGAGCATTCTCTGTGTTCGCCAAGGCATGAATGTAGTAAAGTGGGATGAGAAGCACAAACCCGGCAGCATAACAGATACGGGTACGCAAGTTAGATGGATTAGTGAAAACATCCAAGAGTTTGATCCTCAGTACGTTAAGATTGATGCGGTAGGTGTTGGTGCCGGGGTTTATGATGATTTGAAAGAACTCTGGGGAGATAGGATTGTTCCGGTAATTGGGAATGCTACGCCGGCCGAGGAATTTAGAGATCGATACATGAACTTACGGGCGCAAGGATATTGGGAACTCCGGAATTTGATCCCTTACTTATATTGCAAACAATGGCCCGAGCGTCTTATTACAGAATTGTCGGATATTCGAACAAAACCAGCCAACAAATTGAAGGTAGAGTCTAAAGACGATATGAAAATGCGGGCATTGAAATCGCCAGACTATGCTGATGCTCTTTACATGGCGTATTTGAATGCTGATGATTGCTTACACATAAAACCCGTCATTTATATTTTCCCATCTCAAATAGCAACTACGGTAGATGAATTGAAGAAACCTTCTTTTAGTGATTTATCCATATTAACTAAACCAACATTTAATAAATTCCAGAGGGCATTCCATGGCAGATGCAACTAGAGCATATCGAGGAAGTGTTTACACTTCAGAAATAGGCAAAACCGGATTGCGCCAACAGGCAGGATATCCTACAGAAGAATTCTTAACGATGCTAACGGGGATGCAGGGAATCCGAACCTACCGGGAAATGTCAGACAACGATCCCATCATCGGTGGGCTGATGTTTGCCATTAAGCAAATTTTGAGGGAACTGCGATGGTCCGTTAAAGGCGGAACCGAAGAAGACCAGCAATTCTTAAAAACAAACATGAATATGCTTAATCCTTCTTGGATGAACTTCATCATTGAAGTTTCGAGTATGTTTATTTATGGATGGGCAATATTTGAGCAGGTTTATCAGAGGAAAGAAGGAAAGATCTTCTGGAAAAAGTTTGCTTTCCGATCTCAAACTTCGTTGGAGCGGTGGGAAATATTGGATACCGGCGAAACGCTTGGAATTTGGCAGCGCCCGGCGCCAACATACGATTTAATCTATTTGCCGATGACAAAATGCCTGCACTTCCGCCCGGATCATTTTGCAGAAAACCCGGAGGGCCGATCAATATTGCGTAATGCATATCGCCCGTTCTTTATGAAAAAGAACATCGAAGAAATCGAGGCGATTGGAATTGAGAGAGATCTTGTCGGGATTCCATCGTTAACGATGCCTGAGGGGATGAAGGTTGATGACGATAATGTGGAAACGGCGGTAGCTATCTCGTGGGCCAAGAAAATTTTGATGAATATTAGAAATGATGAGCAAGCCGGTTTGTTGCTGCCTTTTGGCTGGGTGTTTGAGCTTGTTGCATCGCCCGGAGCAAAGACTTTCGACACTTCGGCAGTTATTAAACGATACAGTACGGAGATTGCGGTGACAGTGTTGGCTCAGTTTATTATGCTGGGGATGGATAGAACCGGGTCGTATGCTTTGTCAAAAAATATCACGGATATGTTTTATCTTTGTATTGAAGGATGGGCCGACATCATTGCGAGCACAATTAATAGCCAAGCAGTGTCGCTTTTGTTTGCTCTCAACGGAAACGCGCCGGAAGAAATGCCACAGATAGTGCATACAGCAGTTCGGAAAGAGGGGTTGAAGGATATTGTTGCTTATATAGCCGGGTTGGTTAGCTCAGAAGCAATTGATATAGACGATGAATTAAAGTCTTATTTGAGAAAATATGCTAGATTGGAAGACTTCTCCGAGGCGCGGCGCTAATTCTTGTAACTTCAGAGGGTGAATTTATGAAAAAACAACTTGACATCTTGATTTTAGCTAAAGCTGACTATTCAAATGCCGGGTATTTATATGCGGAAGCGCTGCGATCTGTGGGAGTTAAGGCAGAAGCATGGGCAGTAAACCCATCTCCTCGCCAGTATGGGCGTCACGCGAACATTTTCCATAGTTTGGAAGATGACATTGTACCTATGTTGCGTTCGGCTAAAGCAATTCAGTTAATGCATTCCCGGCGGTTTCATCTAAATGTATCCAACAAATTTGTGGTGGCGTTTCATGGCGGGTCCCGGTATCGGCACGACCCGGATGCAATGAATGAGGTTTTCAACCCGATCGTCAACAAAACAATTATTCA